AAGGCGCTTATCAGACGCTCATGGCGCTTGGTGTGAGTAAAGAACAAGCTCGTGGCGTACTGCCCACGTCGCTCTATACTTCCTTCACCTGGACCTGTAGTTTGCAAGCATTGCTGCATTTCATCAGCCTTCGCTCACCAGCAGATGCTCAAGGTGAAATCCAAGCCTATGCTCAGGCACTATCCTTGCTGGCACGGCCTCTGTTCCGAGAGGCTTTTGATGCTTTTGAAGCCAATGACTGTTCCTTTTGAAGGTCGCCCTAAAGTGTTTGATCCAGTTAACAGCCCCATGCACTATGCATCTGGTGGCATCGAGGCCATTGAAGCACTAGAAGCTTGCATGAGCCCTGAAGCCTTTCGCGGCTTTCTCAAGGGCAATATCGTCAAATATGTTTGGCGCTATGAAAATAAAAACGGCCTGGAAGATTTAAAGAAAGCCAAGTGGTATCTAAAGGCTCTCATCTTTGCCATGGAAATGGAGCAAGAGAAGGAAGCCCTTGATGCCATTGAAAACAATTGTAAAGACGGCTTCTGCCCCATGCCTGGCGCTCGCATTGGAGAAAGGGCCATTGATGAGCCCATGTTCTCTCCTATCAACGATTGCTAAGCAGCGCAAACTGTTCCTAATAGAAAGCCCCCGACAATGGGGGCTTTTTCTTGCGAAGGAATATAAAGGCCGCGATCCTCGGCATATGCTTCCACATCTTGCAGGGAGGTGTGGGCACTGACAAAGCTATGGCAATGCACCCAGCTCGTCAAAATTTCTTCTCGACGAGGCGTCCAGAATTGTTGCGGCCTCCACCATTCAAAAATACGCTCTGCCCCTTTATCTAAATTACAGCTCTTGCAAGATGGCACTAAATTATATTTTGCAAAATGTGGACCTCCCTTGCTTTTGGGAACAATGTGGTCCAAAGTAAGCTTTTCGTTCCACTTGCCGCAGTAGGCACAGGCACACTGCCCGAACGGTCCTTTCAGTGGATAGTCTTCAAAAATGCTTTTTCTAAATCGGCGTCGTGCATCTCCAGGGCGAAGTTCAATGAGAGAATGTAACAGCTCATCGGGACCATTCGCTACTTGCATGGGAGCATATTTAATTTTCTTGCCACTAATCTAACGGCTCAATTTGCCTCAATGAGAATGTTTATAATTAATAAATGCACTGCTATCAATGAAAAATTTTCAAGAAGGTCTTGCAAATTTTGTAGCCACATTGACGGCTGGCATGCTGCTATCCACTGGAGCAATGTTAATTACAGTAGGGAACCAACAAGTTAAGGTGGCCACGCAAATTGAAAGTATCACGGAAAAGCTTGACACTCTTACGGAAAATATCACCACTCTTGAAACTAGGGTGCGTTCTTTAGAAATTCGACGCTAGGCTGTAAATATAAATTCGCTTATCAAACAATGAGCGGCGCTGAATGGTTTGTTATTGGTGGCATTTTAATTGCTGCTGCAGATCAAATTCTTGATCGTTCCCCTTGGAAAAGCAACAACGTGCTCCAGCTTCTTCTGGAAGGACTGAAGACTATTTTCCGCGTGAAGGGCTGAGGCTTAGTCATGTGGGCTGATAGTAGGGCGTTCTGGAATGAATGCTTCCAGACAGCCCGTCGTTGCGGCGCTCGCTATCCCGAGCTTGTCGCAGCACAATGCTGCTTAGAAAGTGGCTTTGGTAAGCACACTAGTGGCAAAAACAATTATCTTGGCTTGAAGGGACCTGGCACTGCCACAACCACTCAAGAATGGTACGACGGTCAGTGGGTGACCATTAAGGCTGGTTTTATTGATTTTCCCAGCCTTGCTGCATGCATTGATTATCTTGTCACTCGCTGGTATAAAGACTATCGTCATTTCAAAGGTATCAACAATGCGCCCAATCGTTACGCAGCGGCCCGTGCATTAAAGGAGCAGCACTATGCCACTGATCCTGACTATCCAATAAAACTGTCTAAGCTGATGAAAGAATATGCCCCTGAATCCACGCAAATTATCATGATTGGTCCTAAGAAAAAGCCTCAGCAGTTTGGTTTTAAAAAAGGAGATTCCCATCTCATTGTTAATGACATCAGCGAAACAATGAAAGCCTTTAATTTTGAAGGCGAATTTTTATGGGAAATCCCTTGTCTTGCTCGCGGGCAATATTCTGACAGTGAATTTAAGCTGCAAAATTCAGACACGCCTCCTGGGCTTTACAAAGTTGGCGCTATTTATAAAGACTATGAGAAAAAAGGAAACAAACCTGCCTATGATCGCACGCTAATGGCATATGGCTGGTACAGCTTTGATTTAGTAGAGCTGGAAAATCAAGAAGCCGGCAATGGTCGGGCCGGAATCATGATCCATGGTGGTGGCAGCGCATGCGGCTGGCCTGGCGCATGGGCGCCCAAGCAGCCTCTTTTCCCAACGCATGGTTGCGTGCGTTGTCACAATATTGATCTTCGTGATCGCATTCTTCCCCTCACTAAAACTGGCACTGTCTTTGTCAGCGTCTATCAAGAAGGATGAGCGGGCAAAGCTGGTTTAATGCTTTGTGCTACGAAGCAGGATTATGGGCCGTTACCAAACGGCCCTCTCTTGCTTTTCAACCATGGTTCAAAATGCTCATGGCCTATTGCCGGCCAGATTGGGCAGAGTGGAAAACCAAAATTGTCATGGAGAAAGTGGATGAACAGGCAGCAGTATTAGTAAAACAATGGGAAAAGGAAGAAAGAGAAACAAAAGCCAATGCTTTAGCTGATCAAGCTAAAAAACTTTTTCCTGATGCCATTGTCACTCCGCTGCCTAATGCCATCGTGCCGTCCGTCATGATTGAAAAAGCCCCGCCAGCGGATGCCAGCGAGGCCGTGAAGGCCCTCGGAGGAGAGCTTCGCATCACTTACCAGCTCAAAGGCCCAGAAGAGCTTTAAGCCGGTTCCATTTGGCCAGTTCCTCTTCGTGATAACTGGTCCACGAAGCAATGGAATCAATCAGTCCTTGTTTGGCCTTGGCTGCATCGCCATCAGTAAGAAGCTCCTGAAGAGCTTCAGAGATCATTTCAATTTTTTGCTCGTACCATTTGTCAGGCCACAGTTCAGGATTCATGGAAAGAAAGCGTTTGCCGCCATCTTAGCCCTAATACGAACCACCATCAATCTCTACGCCATCAATGCTGCCGCCAGTGATGCTCACATTATTGGCATTCTGTGTGGACATGGTGCCAAGACCAAGCGTCGTGCGGGCAGCAGCAGCGTCAGCATCATCAATGAGGCTACGGCCAAAACTGGTGAGCGTAGCCACATCAGCCGTGGCAGTGCCTGTGAAATAGGGCACTTTATCAGCAGCAGACGTAACGCCCGCCAATGCCGCAAGATCTTCGTCATAAGCCTGCACGTTTGTGCCAATAACCAGCCCAAGATTGGTGTGGGCTCCGGAAGCAGTGGCAGCACCAGTGCCGCCATAGGCCACTGCAACAGCCGTGCCTTGCCACGTGCCACCACTAATCGTGCCAACGCTAGTAAGGCTTGACGAAACCACGCCCGCGCCCAAGGCAGTGGCGCTTAATACCTGCGTGGCATTGATATAAAAGGCTTTGCCATTGGCAAGGTCTAAATGCTCACTACTAGTCCATGCATCAGTGGCATTAGACCAATTAAAAGTTTTATCTGTAGAGCCTTTAAGGGTGATGCCGCCACCATCGGCAGTAGTATCGCTGGGACTTGCAATACTACCAAGCTCAATATTTTTATCGTCTACAAGTACAGTTGTGCTATTGACAGTTGTAGTAGTGCCATTGACAGTAAGATTGCCGCCAATCGTGGCATCACCAATCGTGGTTAGTCCACTAACAGCAGAAAACGAAACAGTGCCAGTAAAAGTTTTATTACCACTAATAGTTTGGCTGCTAGTTAGGGTGACAAACGCTCCGCTTCCGCCAATCGCCTCAACAGTAGTGGCAGTACCTCCTGCTCCGCCAGTGCCCTTGCCGTAATAAAGAACGTCATCAACTTCATTAAAAGCAAGTTCGGCATTTGCCAGGCTCGTGGGGGCACCAGCGGCACCACTTGCACGCCTCTTAATGCGAATGGTATTCGCCATTAGTAATTACCCCCGTCCGTTAAAGACAATGAAGTGAAAGAAGAATTGGCAACAAACTGTTGACTATTTCCATCATAAACAAGCACGCTACCGTTAGTTTTAGCGCTCACGTTGACATCAGCCAAATCAGAAATATTTAGCGTTTTCCATTGCGTGTCATAATTTGCATTGCTTGTTTTTGCCAATACTTGCCCAGTGGTTCCACTAGGAATGATTCCAGGGCCAGGCACGCCTTGAGGACCATTGCCAAAGAAATCTAATTCAACAGAAGACGATGCTCCAATGGCGACAATTGGGGCGTTATTTGCCGTAACAACTATCTCATTGCCAGCTTGATTAACGATGACAACGGAAGCGTTTTCTTCCGTCACATCAACAGTGCTATTGCTTTCTTGAACAATGACTGTCATTTATAGCTCAATCCAGGATTTAAATATGCATTGCCTTCCAAAATATAATAAGCATCATTGCTGGGCTCAGTAATTAAAACGTCATATTGGCCTTGTTCAGTGATGCCGCTTGTTCCGGAAGCTGCTAAACGAATTTTAAAAATGCCACTAGCCTGGCTCACATAAGACACTGCAAAATCTGCAAGTTTATTAATGCCAAGGCGATCATACAATTTGGAAGCAATTGTATATCCACTCATATTGACAGGCGTGCCAGCATTATCTTTGTATTGCACCTGCAGCTCAAAAGTGGCGCCTTGATAGATTGTAATATCGTGCTTGCCGGGAACAATCATTTCAAAACGCCTTTTCTTTCATTGTAAGCAAATTAAACCACTTCCACCCAGCCAATCATGCCAAGTGCTTTAGAGCTTGCGGCGCTATCTACTGTCAACACAAGAATGTCGCTTTCGCCTGATGCATTTTGCCCTAACGATAAACGAATGGCTTCTGCCACTGCATAATTATTAGCAGCGCCTTGCGAGACAAAACCAGCATCAACAATGGTGCCGCCAGAAGCAGTGCCACTGGCAATTGTTTCTACATTGCCACGGCCATTCACTGCAGCCTGCCACGTCGCACCACTAATAGTGGGATTGAGCCGCAGTCGCCATAAAATAACATCACTGGATGCAGTGGTTGTTGAAATCCTCACTGGTAAAATTACGTTATCAGTGCGACCACTAACCATGCGAATGCCGGCAGTAACGCGCTCTCCCGAAGTGTTTGAAACTGCGCTTAAATCATAGTTAATTGAATAAATAGCACCATCAGGCTCGTAGCCACCTTCGCTTAATACGCTGCAGCAAATTTGTTTTAGCGTTCGTCCAGACGCTTGAGCCGATGCATTATGAATACGATAGGACAATGGCAAAATAGCCGTTGTCATATAGACGGAAGTAAGAACGTTGTAATGATTAAATTCGTGGCAATAAATAATTTCTCCGTTAATAACAAAACCAGCTCTTACTCGCCCAACTCCCAGCCATTCAATGTCAGTAACAAGAATTTGAGCCTTGGAAATATCTAAATCAAGAAGCGTATTTAAATTCCAATCAGCTTGATTTACAACGTCCTCCACAATACTGCCAGTGGCATAGCTTCTAATGACAAATTGCAACGTTGTTCCGCTGGCCCTAAACATCACGCCATTATTATCGTTAAATAGCCCCACTTCTTGAATTAAGCCAGCAGTGGGAGTAGAGCCAACAAAGCTTTGCAGCATCATCATGCTTTTCCCTGCTTGGTAAGGAAAATTTTGTTTTGTCCGGCGCAAAACAGTGTCGC